GCAATCCTCGGTATGCCAACGGCGCCCTGCGGCGCAAGTATCAGCAGCGCTTCCGCGCGATGGGCGCGCCTTGCGGGATCTGCGGCGGCCGGCTCGGGCCGATCCGGTATGACGAGCCGTCGGATGCCGCGCATCCGCTGAGCTTCGTCATAGACGAGATCCGGCCGGTGTCCCGGTGGAGGGAGTTCGGGTATGATTCGGCTGCTGCGGCGGCGCAGGACTTTGAGAATCTGCAGGCTGCGCACTGGGCCTGCAACGCTGCCAAGGGCGCGAGGGTGCGGGTCCCGTCTCCGGCGCGCGCGCAGCACGCGGCGGACGGGGACTGGTAGCTGCCCCCAGGGGGAGCCCCCCGAGGGAGGGGGCAAGGCGACTTACCCGCCGCCAGCGCCGAAATACCCCCGCCACGCGCGGGCGCGCGCGACGGGTGGTCTGTCAGGGAGGATTTTATGCCGGGTATAAGCGGCTATGAGCGGGTGGAGATCGATAAGCTGATCCCGTACATCAACAACGCGCGGACGCACGGGGAGGACCAGATCACGCGGATCGCGGCGAGCATCCGGGAGTTCGGCTTCCTCTCGCCGTGCGTGATCGACCGGACGTACAACGTGATCGCGGGGCACGGGCGCATCCTGGCGGCGAAGAAGCTGGGGCTTGACGCGGTGCCGTGCGTGTACGTCGAGGGGCTGACGGACGCCCAGCGCAAGGCGTACATACTCGCCGACAACCGGCTGGCGGAGTTTGCCGACTGGGACCAGGAGATCGTCGCCGCGGAGCTGGAAGCGCTGAACGCGGAGGACTTCGACACCGACCTGACCGGCTTCGAGCTGCCGGAGAACACGCTGGACGGCATAACCGAGGACGAAGCGCCGGAACCGGAAGACGCGGAAACGCGGTGCGAACCGGGCGACGTTTGGCAGCTCGGGGACCATCGGCTGATGTGCGGCGACGCAACGTCCGCGGAGGACGTACATGTCCTTCTGGGGGGGGGCAGAAGCGGACATGGTTTTCACTGACCCTCCGTATGGCGTGGCGATCGGAAGCAAAAACGAATCGCTGAATGAGGTCCAGAAAGCCGGGCGGTGCACGGAAAACATCGCCGGCGACACGATGCCCGAGACGGAACTGTACGATATGCTCCGGGCAGCGTTTGAAAACGTCCGGGAGGCATGCCGGGAAGACGCGGTGTACTACGTGACAAGCCCGCAGGGCGGAAGCCTCGGCCTGATGATGATGATGATGATGCGCGACGCGGGCCTGCCGGTGCGGCATGTGCTGATGTGGAAAAAGTCTTCGGCGACCTTCTCCATCGGGCGGCTAGACTACGACTACCAGCACGAGCCGATCTTCTACACATGGACGAAATCGCACCACAACTTCCGGAAAGGCCGCTGCCGCACGACGGTGTGGGACTTCGACAAGCCACGCAAGTGCGATCTGCACCCGACGATGAAGCCGGTGGAGCTGGTGGCCAACGCGATCCTGGACGGTACGACGGAGGGCATGAACGTGCTGGATGTGTTCGGCGGCTCCGGGACGACGCTGATCGCCTGCGAGCAGACCGGGCGGCGGTGCTACATGATGGAGATCGCGCCGCGGTACTGCGACGTGATCCTGAAACGGTGGGAAAACCTGACGGGCAAAAAGGCGGTGCGGGTGAATGCCTGACGACATCCAGACGCGGACGACGCGGGAAACGCGGCGGCTGAATAAGATGCTCCGGGACGGCGGCGTCGAGGACAGGATGGTCCGGGCGCTGCGGCCGGTCGTGGAAAATACCGCCTGGATGAAGGTCAAGCTGGACGCCGCGCGCGAGAAAATCCACAACACGGATATCGTGATCCCTTACGACAACGGCGGCGGACAAAAGGGCATCCGGGAATCCCCGGCATTCCACGGCTACGAGAGCTTGTGGAAGTCCTACATGCTGGGCATGGGACGGCTACTGGACACGCTGCCGGAGCGGGAGCAGGCGGACGCGGAAAAGAACCGCGCAAACGAGGCCGCGCCGGCGACGGTGCTTGACCTGGTCATGGCACGGCGGCGGGCGAACGGATGACCGGCTCGCAGGAGCCGCGCGTCCGCATCGAGCCGGAGCGGGTGACAACCGACGGCGCGGACGCGGCGGAGTTGATGGCCGCGTACAGCTGCGCGCTGGACCCGTGGCAGCGCATGATGCTGGACTGTTGGCTCGGGCGAGGCGCCGCGGGCGAGTACACCATGACGACCGGCGGCCTGGCGGTCCCCCGCCAGAACGGCAAAAACGTGATCCTGCGGGGCCGGGAGTTCTTCGGGACGGTTGTCTGCGGCGAGCGCATCCTGCATACCGCGCATCAGGTCGTCACCGCAAAAAAACACTTCCGGGAGCTGGCGGCGATGTTCACCGACAAGCGCCACCCGGAGATCACCGACCTCGTGCAGAATATCCGCTACACCAACGGCGAGGAAGCAATCGAGCTCAAAGGCGGAGGCAGCGTAGAGTTTATGACGCGCAGCCGGCAGCGGGCCAGAGGCTTCGACGGGATCTCGGTCATCGTCCTGGACGAGGCGCAGGAGCTGACAGACGACCAGCTCGAAGCGATCATGGCGACGCTGGCGGCGTCGATAACCGGCACGCGGCAGCTGATCCTCACCGGCACGCCGCCGTATCCGGGCTGTCCGGGCACCGTATTCCGCCGGAACCGCGAGAACTGCCTGACGGCGCCGCTGCCGGGCGACGCCTGGCACGAGTGGGGCGTCGTCGGGGACAGCATCGAGGACATCAACCTCAACGACCGCACGCTGTGGTACATGACTAACCCCGCGATGGGCATCCGGCTGACGGAAGAATACACGGCGACGGAGCGGGCGAAGATGGCGCCGGACGGATTCGCACGCGAGCGTCTGGGCTGGTGGTCGCCGGTGCTGACGGAGGCGACCGTATATGCGATCCCGGAGGCCGAATGGGACGCCTGCGCGTCCGACGCGCTGAAACCGGAGGGGAAAACAGCCTACGGCGTGAAATTCTCCGCGGACGGCGCGGAGGTCGTCCTGTGCGGCGCGGTGGTGCCGAAAGAGGGACCTGCGCGCGTCAGCCTGATCGACCGGCGGCCGACGGGACTCGGGACCCAGTGGCTGGCGGACTGGCTGTGCGAGAGGTACGGGCGCGCATCCTGCGTCGTGATCGACGGCCGCAACGGCGTGGACGTGCTGGTCGAGAAGCTGGCCAAGACCTGGAAGGCCAAGGACAGCGTGATCCGGGCCACGCCGAAGACCGTGATCGCCGCAGCGTCGACGCTGACAAACGAGATCGCGGAGCGCACGGTGACATGGTACACCGGGCAGCCGATCCTGCGCGAGAGCGCCGTGACGGCCACACGCCGGCCGCTGGCGGGCGGCTGGGCGTTCGGCGGTGACGATCCCGGACCGGTGGAAGCGTGCGCCCTGGCGCTGTACGGCGCACGCACAAGCAAACGAGACCCCAGCAGGAGGATGTTGATCGGATGATGCACTTTATCGGGCCGTCCAACGTGAGCGGCCTGCCGAGAGGCGAATACGAGCGGCTGCTGCGGCTGGTGCAGGTGTTCCAGACGCACCAGGGCGCGAACGAGAAAAAGAACCGGTACTACGAGGGCAAGATCAGACTGGGAGAGGTCAACCTCGGGATCGCGCTGCCGCAGGGTATGCAGGGCCTGGAGGTCGGCTGCGCCTGGGGCGCGAAATGCGTGGACGTGCTGGCGGCTCGGTCCATGTTCGACGGCTTCGTCGGCGAGAACGGCGCGGAGCTGCCGGAGCTGCAGAAGTTGGTCAGCGCAAATCGCCTGATCGCGGAATACGGGACGGCGGCGCGGGACGAGCTGAAGTACGGCTGCACCTTCGCCACGCTGGCGAGGGATGAAAAGATCGGCTGCAAGATCCGCTTCCACTCGCCGCGCACGGCGGCGGCGATCTGGGACGGGGACAAGGGCCGGATCGACTGCGGCTTCGCGATCATCGACACCGCACCGGCCAACGACGACCTGTGGAGCCCGTCGCTGATCTACTACTACACCGACGGCGCGATCTGGGTGCTGCAGCGGACGTACGAGCTGTGGACGGCGAAATACTACCAGATCCCGATGAACCGGCCGCTGATGGAGCCGCTGATCTGGAACGCGACATCGGACAAGCCCTTCGGCCGCAGCCGGATCAAGGAGCCGGAGCGGCGGCTGATCGAGGGCTACGTCCGCACGGTCGCCAACGCCGCGATCGGCCTGGAATTTGCCACTTCGCCCCAGAAGTACCTGATGGGCGTATCCGATGAGATGTACGAGGCGGTGACATCGGACAAATTCAGGCAGTACGTCGGCGCGATCATCACGGCCA